AAGAGGTGCAAAGATTGGGTTTATTAGAGGCTAAAATTGAAAAAGCAAGGGCAGATGGAGTAGGTAGCATTCGTAAGGCTGAAATAGAAAACTATAAAATTCTTTATGGTGAACAAGAAGAATTGGCAAAAAAGAATGCTGAATTATTAAAACAACAAAGAGAAAAAGAAGCGCAGGAATTAAAGCAGTACAACGCTCAAATACTAGCTTTAGAAGATGAATTTCAAAAGAGTGAAAGAGATAGATTGGAAGATAGTTTTCAAAAGAAACAAGATTTAGTAAAGGGAAATACTGAAGCTGAAATCGCTTTAAGAATATCAATAGGTCAACAACAAATTCAAGCCTTGAAAAAGTTTGATGAAGAAAGGGCAAAGCAAGTTGAGGATGCTAGGAAAAAAGTAAATGACCAACAAATAGCAATTGATGCAGAAACTTTCAATAAACAAGTTGCACTAAATGATAAGCTACTAAAAAACGATTTAGATTTAGTTGATTTGTCAGTTGATAGCGAAGAAAACAAAAATAAACGAAAACAAGAAATTCAAATAAAATACCTTGAAGAACAACTTGCTTTAACACGTGCTTTTTTTGGCGCTGATGGAGTTATAACTAAAGAAGAAGAAGCTGGCATAAAAGCTATTGAGAATGCTTTAGCTAAACTTAGAAAAGAAGCAAGCACACCAACAGACAAAACAGTTGCAGAGGCTTTAGGGGTAGATCCAGATTCATTAGAAGGAGCTAAAAAAGGATTAGAACAATTTGGTCAAGTTGCATCTCAAATAGGGTCGGCAATTAATAGTATTTATGAATTAAGATTGCAAACAATAGAAAATCAAAAAAACTCCGAGATAGATGCTGTGAATGCCTCCGCCCTTAATGAAGAACAAAAGAAAGCTAAAATAGCAGAGCTGAATAAGAAATATGCAATGGAGCAGTATAAGATTCAGAAAGAGCAATTTGAAGTCAATAAAGCCGTTCAAATAGTGCAGGCTATTATAGGTGGTGCTTTAGGAGTTATAAATGCAATATCACAACTTGGACCTATTGCTGGTGCTATTGCAGCGATTGCAGTTGCTGCTACAACAGCGGCTCAAATTGGAATTATATCTAGTCAAAAACCACCACCGCCACCAAAGTTCGCAAAGGGTGTTATTGGTTTACGAGGTCCTGGAACTTCAACAAGCGACAATATAGATGCTAAGTTATCAAGAGGTGAAAGTGTAATGACTGCGAAGGCTACCGAGGCATTTTCAGACCAATTAGCTATGATGGAGTTAGCAGTTGGCAATAAACCAAACTATCAATTTGGGAAGGGTAGATTTGCCACAGGGTTTATACCTACAACAGATGGCGGATTTAGTGCAAGGCAAACTGCTCAAAGCTCTTTGAATAGCGTTGCAATGGCTGAAACTGTTATTAGTGCAGTTAGATCAATACCACCGCCAGTACTTGAATATTCAGAATTTACAAGATTTACGAATGGAGTTAATAAGTCGGTTCAAGTTAGTGAGCTTTAGGATTAATCTTCACTTTTCAACTTCTCAATAATAGCCTCCCGAATAAACTTTGATTTGTCAGTACCTTTAATCTTTACCATAGCTTCAAGTTGGTGAGTCCAATATTTATTTAAAACAGTGCGCTCCTGTTTATATAGCTTTTCTTTTTCATTTTTTTTTGGTGCGCCTTTATCTCCCATAGTTGTGTAAAGATTTAATTATTGAATAAGACGCTACGATTACAAAGTACTTACCAACAGCTGACCAATCAGAAAGTTTTAAACTCCATTCAATTAGCGATGTACAAAAGTACACAACAATAACAACTGCAATCATCACAGCCACGTTTATTGATAGGTTTATAAATTCTCGTTTACTTATTTGAAATCTTTTTTTAGCCATAATTAATAATTGTTTTTAGCCATTAAAAATAATAATTGTAAATATATATAGATTTTTGCACTAGAGATGAAAAAAGAAATTCACATAAGCGGAGAAATTGGTTATAACTACACCTTAGAAACTTTGAACGGGGCTTTAAACGCTTTGGATTCAGAAGTTGTTGAATTGGATATTTATATCAATAGTGGCGGTGGTTCGGTTACGGAAGGGTTTGCTATATATGATAAGCTAATGACTCTGCCATATACGGTTAATACAATCGTAAATGGGATGTGTGGTTCAATAGCCACTGTAATATTCCAAGCTGGGAAAAAAGGGAAAAGGAGGATGTACAAAAATGCAGAGTTTTTTGTTCATAATCCCTTTTGGATGCCAAATTATCCCGAAGCTATGGAGGCGAAAGATTTGGAGGCATTAGCACAAGATTTAAAAAATGCGGAAAACAAAATAAAAAACTTTTATTCTGAAATCACTAGCAAATCAATTGAAGAGCTTACACCGATATTAGATAGGCAAACTACACTAACTGCAAATGAAGCGATAGAATGGGGCTTTGTTGATGAAATAGTAGGCAAAGAAATAGAAGCCTACACACGCTACAAATTAGTAGCTTACTTTGATAAAAAAACAATAAACAATAAAATGGAAAATCAAAAATTAGAAACCGAATTGACTGGTATCAATAAAATACTAGCTCAAATTAAAAGCCGTTTGTTCAAAAACAAAACAGCTGAATTACAAGATGGCACAGTAATATACTTTGCTGAAGATGAAGTTAGCGTAGGGATTGTGCTTTACTTAGATGAGGCAATGGTTGAGAAAGTGCCAGATGCAGAACACATATTATCAGACGGATCTATTGCTGTTACTGTTGATGGTGTTATAACTGAAATTAAATCAGTTGAAGATACTACCGAAGTTGATGCTTTGAAAGCTGAAGTTGAGGCATTAAAATCTCAATTAGAAGAGAAAGATGCTTTAGTAGCAAAACAAGAAACAATCCTAAATGAAACTAAAAGTAATGTCGAAGTTTTGGCATCAAAAGTAAAAGCATTTGAAAATATGGTAGTGACTGGGAAAAATACAAAAGTAACAGGAACCCAAGCAAACCACAACTCAAACGTAGAAGCTCCAAAAGATGCAATGTCAGCACTAAAAGCATTTAGAGATAAAAAAGTAAAATAAATAATTAAAAAATAAAATTTAAAAAAAAAGAAAAATGGGAAATATAATCACCACAATGCCAACTAACAACTCACTTGCTTATGAAGTAATGTTCGAGCCGTTAATTGAAGAAATCAAAGTAAACGCTTTACCTTTCAACTATTATGTTGGAAAAATAGGCAGAGATATTTATCTCAAATCGCCAGCCGTATATGAGCCGACGCTAAAAACAACTTGCGGATGGACTTATGCAACTGGAAATGGTTTTGTAAAGAAAAACCTAAACCCTGCAGAACTTGACTTTTCACTTTCACAATGTTATTCAGTTTTGTTGAAATCTATTTATGGAGATGCTTTACCAAATGGAGCTAAAAAAGGTGACTTGACTCAAGTTCCAGAAGTTTTGGATTTTATAACTAGAGAGCAATTGAACAACGCTAATACTCAAATGTTGACTGCTTTGTTTATGTCGGATAAAACTTCAACAACAACTTGGTTAAGTGGAATTGATGGAGTGTTTGCAAAACTTTCTGCAGGTGTGGCTAATGTAGATGGGACAGTTGATGCTGGTTCTATTACAAGCACAGACCTATTGCCAGCTAATATCGAAGATACTATGAATACAATTTACCAAGCGCAAAGTGAATTATTGTTTAGACAACCTGATTCGGCAAAAGCATTTATTGTAACAGCTTCAATAGGTAGAGCTTGGAGACGTTACTTGCAAATTGGTACAGGTTTACAAAACGGTACGCCTGATAGAGCTTCAATTTTAAATGGAGTTTCTGATTTATCTTATAATGGCATCCCTATTATAGAACTTTCTTTACTTGATAGCGCAATAGCAACTTATGATTCAACTGGTTCGCCAGCGTCAACAGTAAATCCACATAGAGCAATCTTGACAATACCATCTAACCATGCTGTTGTTTTGGATGGCGAAGGGTTTATGGAAATTGAGCCTAGATATGATGCAGATGCAGATTTATTGAAATCTAATTTATCAGCAATGATAGATTACACTTATGCGTTTGGTGACTTGAACGTAATTGCAGGGTTCTAAACATTTATGGTTAGGGGGGTGGCGACACCCCTTTTTCTAAACAATAAAAAAATAAAAAACAATGAGCGCAGAAAATTGCATCCCAACCCTGAGAAGTATAGGGTTATCCTGTGAGGCGAAAAATGCCACAGCAGGCGTTAATAAAAGACTTTGGTTAACAACACTAAGTAGAATTGATAGCACTACTAAAGATTCAAATGGTTATGTTAATACACTTGTATTAGGCGAAGATTCTTCATCACAAGATTATAAGCTAATCACAATAACTGGAAAAGCATACACTCACAATGGAGCTTTTGAAGGCGTATTTGGTGATAATGTAAACCTTATCAAACACAATGCAACGGTAAAGATGTTTTGTGATACACCTGAAAAAAGAGATTTAGTTAAAAATCTATTAAATGAAGACGATGTAGTTGTAATTTATGAAACGGAAGCTGGCAATGTTGAAATTTATGGACTTGAAAAAGGTCTTGAAATGTCAGCATTAAGTGGAAGTACAGGAACTGCACTACAAGATGACTTCGGTATCACAGCTACATTCAGCGGAGATCAATCATCTTTGCCAGATATGATGCTAGTTGGTGGCTCTTTAACGGCAACAATTGCATACTTAGACGTAATCACAGAATAAATGTGAATAAATACTTGAAAGAGCCTACCATTAATTTGGTGGGCTTTTTTATTTTTGCGTTATGCTATTAGATGAAATAAAAGAAAATGTTTTAAATTATTCAATTGATAAAGTTGATATTAAACAACTTAATAAATATCATGAATTAGTTTATAATCAAGGAATAGATATTAAATGCTCTATGTGCATAACGGAGGCTTACTTCAGAATTTCAAAGTATTATCGTAAGCACATTAATGGAGATGAATATAAAAGAGTTAGTTTATTGAAACTTGCATTAGTGGAATTTGAGAAAGAGCAAAACTATGAATTGTGTGATTTTATAAAAAAACGTTTATGAAAAAAACAATAGTAACCAGGTCACAAAATGAAAAGCTGTATAAAATTGCTAAATCATTTTTGAGTAGCGAAAACGAATTTATCCAATGTAAGCAGTTCAAAGGATTTGAAGGTGCTGTTAATTATTTGAAATGGATTTTTGAAACACAAAGCGGATGGGTTGTTAATGTAGATGAAGATTGTTTTATAATAAATGAAAACCTAATGGACGTTTGTATTAATCAAATGAAGCGCAATGGGTGGGTGTATGCAGGCGTTCCAGATGGAGGTGGGTTAATCCCACATCGAAACAAATCTAAGTACACAGCAAACCCTTTTTTCAATATATTTAATGTGGATGCAATCAAAGAAAAGTATAATAGTTTTAATGATATTATAGACTTTGATCTGATTAAAGAAATAGAAGCTAACTATAATCTTGATGAGCCTTTTGCATGGCTTTTTTATTGGATGTTTAAAAACTTTTCATCAGCTGAATTTTCTGATATTGATAGCACCGATGGAACGTCTACAATAATAAATGTAAACAAAAAGCCTATGTTGATTCACAGTTGGTATAGTAGAATGTACGATAAGGATGTAGACCAAACTGAAAGAATTAATAAATGTATTGAGTGGGCTATAATTCAAAAAATGCAGCCATGAAAATAATAGTACCATACAGAAACAGACCCGAAAATTTAGAAGTATTTTTAAAAGAATATTCAGAATTTGATATACTTATTGTAGAACAAGAGGAAAGAAAGTTATTTAATCGTGGAAAACTTATGAACATTGGATTTAATGAGTGTAAAGATGATATAGTTTGCTTTCACGATGTGGATTTAATTGCTGAAAATAAAAATATCTACAATCAATATGTTGAGGGCGCAATCCATTTAAGTGGTTTATGTAGTCAATTTAACTATAAAAAACCTTATGCAGATTTATTTGGAGGTGTGGTTATGTTTGATGCTCTTTCATTTTTAGCTTGTAACGGATTTAGCAATAGCTATTGGGGATGGGGAGGTGAAGATGATGACCTCTACAAACGCACTATATTAGCAAACGTAAAAGTAGATATGCAACTAAACAGATATAAATCTTTAAATCACGAGAAACAGCCCATTACAGCCATGTATGATTCAAATAAGAACATACTTAAGCAAACAGATAAACTATGGCAAAAAAGCGGTTTAAATTCGATGCGATACGAAATTATAGAACTGCAAAACATATCAGATAATATTCAAAAAATTAAAGTAAATTTATAACCAAAATAATAATTATATGAGTGATTTTAAATTATGCAAATGGCAACTAAAAGATGGACTTTCTGAAATTGTTTTTAAAAATGACAAAGGCACACGCCTGTTAATTAATGAAGATAACATTAATGACGAGCTAGTGAAGATGGCTACCGATAAAGGAAAAGGTCACTGCTTTGTTGAGCGTAAAATAGTTGAGTTAAAAAAAAAGCAATTTCAACACCAATACACGCCTGTTACATCAACCTTAAACGAAGTGCCGACCGAAGAGAGCGATTCATTACCAGCTGTAGAGAACAAGCGGGTAGACTCTTTACAAGTGGAGAAAAAGAAAAAGGGCAGACCAGCCAAATCAAAAGAATAGAAGCCGTTGATGGACTTAACTTAACAAGTCCTATACATGGAGTTACTAACTTCGAGTACGCCTGTTTGCAAAGTCATTTAAAAGCTTTGAAATGGGCTAAAAGCACTGGAGCAAAACATGTAGCTATATTTGAAGATGACATTTTATTTGATAATGGATTTGCACATAAATTAGACTACTATTTAAAACAAGCACCTGATAATTTTTGCATCATGTATCTAGGCGGTTCCTTTGGTCGTAAACCACAACCGATGAACTTAGATTTTACAAAACAAGTTATGACTTGGGGGGCTTTTGCTTACATTGTAAATTGCGATTATGTAGATGAATTAATTAATTCAATTTCTATGGCTAAAAAAATAACAGATGCTGTATATATTGACTTTCAAAATAAGTATGTTTGCATCAAGCCGATAAAGAAATTAGTTACGCATCCTAAAGGGTTTAGCACTATAAAAAACAAAGACGTAGATTATAAGCATATAACATGAATTTAGCAAAAGTTTTTAGAAATCTTTTACCGAAAACAAAGGAAAATAATAATGGTGGAAATAGCTATTATAAATTTGGGCATAATGATAATTTACCACTTGAATTAATAGAAGCGATCAACAATAGTGGTGTAGCTAAAAAATCACTAAAAAAATATAGCGACTATGTACAGGCGGATGGGTTCGTAAGTCCAATAGCTTCAAGTAAAATTGTGAATAATGAAACCAAAGAAACCGCAGATTTAATACTTAGAAAAATTGCTTTAGCATTTGCCTATTTTAATGGTGCTTTTTTGCACATAAAAAGAAATGGATTAGGATTAGTTGAGGCTATTACATTATTCCCAAATCAAAAAATAAGACGTGGTTTAGATGGTAAAAGCTGGTTATATAATCCAACTATCGGAACTGATAAAGTAGAAAAAAACACATGGGTAAAATATCAAAACTTTGTAGGGTACCAAGCAACCCTAGAAGACTTACAAGATAATATAATTGAATATGATGGTAATGGTGAAATATATTACTGTAATGATGGTAACATATTTGATAGTTCTATTTATTCTTTGCCAGATTATTTGAGTTCAATAGAAGATATAAAAACATCAGCAGAAATATCCAAGATGGATTATGAAGCCGTTTTAAATGGCTTTGTTTTGGGTGGTGTTATGACCTTCGTAGGTGTTGATAATACTAGCGAAGATGAAACAGGGCAAACCGAAGAAGATAGAATTTCGGATGGATTAACTTCATTTACTGGATTAAAGAAAAATTCAGATGGATTAAGCTCAAGATTTGGTTTGCTTGTAAACTTTGTAAAGACAGCTGAGCAAGTGCCTACTTATACAGGCTTTGACCCTAAACCAATATTGGAGGCTAGCAATGCTAAGAGAGATATTATAGAACGTGCAGTTTGTAAGCTATGGAGCGTACATCCTGTGCTATTAGGATATTCAGAAGCGTCTGTATTAGGCAATGATAAAGCCATTCAACAAGCAATGGACATCTTAAAACAATCTGTTAATCCTATTCAACGAATAATTACTCAAATGTTTGTTGACTTTTATGGAAATTCTATTGACTGGACTATAAGCGAGTTTGGAGCTAAAAAATTAATCATAAATACAACTACTGACAATGCGCAATAATGATTATCCATTTATTAGCTTAACTGATATTACTCCTATTTATGGGATTATATCACCAAACACAGCATCGAGTCAAATAATACCACAGGTTTTAAAAGCTCAAGAAACCGATTTAGAGGCTAATTTATGCCCTAATTTAGTAGATGCAATAGAAGTGCAACTAAAACTAAATATAAAGCAGTGGAGTGCCACTAAAACGTATGCAATAGGAGATAAAGTTTTTTTTGATAATAGTTATTATATAGCAACTGCAGTAAGTACAAATGAGGCACCGCCAACAAACAAATGGGAGCTATTTGAGCTTATGAATTTTTGGCATCATTATGCTAAGAAATTTTTAATTAGTTCAAGTGTAAAAAATTATTTTCCATACTTAGGAATGCACGCTACACAATGGGGATTAGAGCAATATAATCAAGAGGGCTTCGGTCAAGTTACTGATAAATCAAGAGCTCAATTATTGAATGCAGTGACTTCGGACTGCGGTCGATATTTGAATAAATTATTAGTATATGGAAAATCAGTTGAGTGGACTTTTGATGGAATAAAATACGAATGTTCAACTGAATGCAACACACCAAAATTAAAGCGTGGTTTAAACTTTAGAATAATAGGAGCAAATGGATAAAATACCTAAAAATACAGACCAATTAGTTACACTTAATCTAAACATAGATGGAGTTGTAATTGACTATTCAGACGTAATAGATTTGCAAGTTATATTTTACCAAAAAAAAGACGATGTTTTGAGCTTTAAAAGTTTTGTAAACAATGAAGTTGATTTTGTAGGGAGCCCACCAACGCAAGCCGTTACAACTTTGAATAGGCAGTCCATTAACAAAGTTCCTAATGGTCGTTTATATTGTCAAGTTGATGTTTACCTAACAAACCCTGACTTTATAGATGGTAAAAAATTAACTATGACTGATATTTTAATTGGCGAATTAATAGACGTAGCATGATAGTTATAGATATAGACTTTACGACTAAGCAAATAAGTGCAACTACTACTAATGATTTAACTTTGGGTACTGGAGGCGGTGGCGCAGGCGGAGGTGTAGAATCAGTAGGATTGACTATGCCAAGTGCGTTTACGGTTGCAAATAGTCCTATAACTTCAAGTGGCGATATAGCTGTAACGGGTGCAGGATTAGTTAGTCAATATGTAAGAGGTGATGGTAGCCTTGCTAACTTCCCAGCGTCAACAGGTGGAGGGGCTTCCCAATCATTTTATTTGAATGGCTCGGTAAGTCAGGGTACATTTGGCGGAGTTGCATTTAAAGAAATGGATAGAGTACCAATTTTAGGCGCAGGAACTGATTTTACTATAAACACAAACGGATATATTCAATCTTTTATTACGGATGCAAATGTCCCAAATTTATTAGAGATACCGGCGGGTAATTGGAACTTTGAAACTTATTTTAGCGCATCAAGTGGAGGCGGTTCGCCTTCATTTTATCTTGAATTATACAAATGGAACGGAACGACATTATCTTTAATTGCGTCTAATTCAGCAACCCCTGAAGGCATCACTGGAGGTACAGCAATAGACTTATATATAAGTGCTTTAGCAGTTCCACAAACAGCATTATTAGCAACCGATAGGTTAGCAGTTAGGATATACGTAAACAATAGCGGTCGCACGATTACTTTGCACACAGAAAATAATCACTTATGCCAAGTTATTACTACATTTTCAACTGGTATAACAGCTTTAAATGGATTAACTGACCAAGTGCAAAATTTATCAGTAGGTACAAGCGGGACTGATTTTGCAATTAATTCAGCAACGGGAACGCATACATTTAATTTACCAACTGCAAGCGCAGCAAACAGAGGGGCTTTGAGTTCAGCCGATTGGACTGCTTTTAATGGCAAACAAAATACTTTAGTAAGTGGCTCTAATATTAGAACTGTTAATGGCAATACATTATTAGGAAGCACAGATTTAGTAATAAGTGCATCACCATCTGGCTTAACTGGCCAAATTCAATTTAACAATGGAGGGGCGTTTGGAGCTGATTCAAATTTATTTTGGGACAATACCAATAAGCGGTTAGGAGTAGGAGCAACGCCAGCGACTACAGTAAGACTTGATGTAAGAGCGCAAGGTGCTTTGTCTACTGATATAGCATTTAGAGTTAGGAATAGTGCGGATACACTTAATACCATTCAATCAACAGGTGATGGCAAGACAAGAATGCAGGGTTCTATATATTATACTGAATTTGACCCAGCTAATGGATTATATGTAGGTAATAATTTTGGGAATCAATGGAATTTAACGGGTGTTATTCAAGGAACTTCTTGGATGGCTAATGGCTCTGATTCAAAACTTGCATTAGGAAAATCAACTGCATCATATAGATTAGATATACAAACAAACGGAGCCCCTATTAATGGAATTGCTTTAAGATTAGATACAGTTAATTCACAGCTTAATGGAAGTACTGGTATGGCATTTACAAATACATGGACTGGAAGTTCTTTCGGAAATATTGGAGGTGTATTAAAAATGAAACATACGCATCTTGGCGGAAGTGGCGTGTTACAAAATTGTCAATTTGACTTTGACTTAAATTATAATAATTCTGCTCCAACAACAAGGGCATCAATCACAGGAAAGTCTAATATTCTAATAGGTACACCAACGGAAAATGTAGCTGACAGCCATACTATTTACATCCCTAATGGAACTGCACCAACAGCATCAATAACGGATGGATATAAACAATACTCAGCCGACATCACAGCAGGAAATGCAGCACCACATTTTAGAACAGAGAATGGAGCAATAGTAAAAGTATATCAAGAAACAACAGCAGTTGTTGCAGCGGCATTTGTTTCAAACACTTCACTAATAGTTGACGATTCAGCAACCTATGGAGGTTACACAATGGGACAAGTGGTGGCGGCATTAAAAGCACAAGGATTATTAGCATAAAAAATATTAATAAAAAATAAAAATCAAAATTATGGGATTAGTTATTAAAGCAACAGAAGAAAACAAAATCACAATTACAGGAACAGAAATTGAAGTGCCAAGTGTTTACGGAAGAATTGAATTTGCTGGAAGAGCAGATGGTAAAACATTAGAAATTGCAGTTGCAACCTATGCTAGTAAATCAGCATTTGAAAGTAAAGCAAGTGCATTGTCTACAAATGTTCAGCAAGGTAGCTTTACTGTAGAATTGCAAAAAGGAGAGTTACAAAGTATTGAAACATCTTTAGAATATGGTAAACAAGCATACGAGCAGTTAGGTTATGAAGTTCAAATAAATTTAAAATAACAATAGTGACATTCAAAGAATTTATAAATCAAACCTTGCTAACTTTTAGCACTCAAAAAAGCTATTTTTCATCAAAGAAAATAGAGCGTTTCATATCCTTTTCGCTTGGGGTTGGCATGGTTTTCTTTTACTACATAGGTCGTCAATTTTGCTGGAAATGTAGCGCAGAAATTGATGTAAATGACGTGCTAATATTATCGGGTTTGTTATTCACTTATGGAGGGTTTAATACCTTTCAAATTGCTAAAGACAAAAAAACAGATAATGAAGTGGTGGAGGGATAAATATAGTGAATTAGATGCAAAGCTAACAGATGCAATGGCATTTAATATATTTCAACTTGGTGTATGGGTTTGCCTATTTATATTTGTAATCACAAATTCAGTAGCTTATTTTTTGAATCAATATTTAGCCGAAAGAGCATTTTGGTTTAGCTTCGATATTGCATTAATTTGCTTTTCAATTCCATTTAGAAATAAAACTTGGGTCACAGAAAGTTTTTTTGCAATATCAATTTATAATTTGTGCGATGAAATTATGGGCTTTGGAGCTTTATTGCAATGGTACGAGTTCCCAATGGCATTAACAGTAATACTATTTATATATTTAAAACATAAACAAGGATGGAGATTGTAGGAAAATTTTTTTGGTTTATTAAAGTTATTGGCTTTGTTTTTCTTTGCTGGCGATACGGACTTAATGGATTTAATAATTATAGCCTTGACTTTGATAATAACGTAGAAAGTGTATTTGCATTTATTGCAGGCTCAGCAGTCGGCATAAGTGAAATCTTCAATACCTATCAAAGTGATTTGACAGGGCTTTTTTTTTTGATGGTGACCTCACTTTTAATAACAATTATAAAAGCATTGTTAACTGTGTTAATTACTTTTTACTTTACTAAGTTTTTAAAAAATCCACCAAAGAGTATTGAATGGATTAAAAGTATATTTATAAAGAAAAAAAATAAAAAATGAGTAGCATATTACAATTAGTAAAACACTTTGAAAGCCTTCACGATGGAAATTTAAAAGAAATAGGATTGCAGCCTAAACTATGCCCGGCTGGCTTCTGGACTATTGGATATGGTCACGTAATTATTAATCCAGTAAATAACCGCCCTTTTACACATACATCAACGGCTAATGATGTTAAACCTTATTCACTAAAAAATGAAGCGGAGGCACTTGCTTTATTGGATATAGATTTCACTAAATTCAAAAGTCATGTATTAGGCAATGTCAATAAAAACATAAATCCACTACCTAGAGAAATAGATTCAATGGCATCCTTTGCTTATAACGTGGGCGTTGGCAACTTTACTAAATCAACTTTATTAAGACTATTCAATAAAGGCGATAGGGCTGGG